CTTTCCTCCTTAAAATTAATCTACCATCTCTACATATGAAACATGAAAAGCTAAATCGTTTGCAGCTCCAGCTGTAACAGCTATGATGTCTGTTTCATCTAAATAGATAGGTCTGCTAATTAAATCTAATGTTGAATCTGCAGGCACAGATATTGTACTTGCAATTTTAAAATAAGTTGAACCATTGTCGTTACTAATTTCTACCGTTGCATCAACGGCATTAGTTCCATCAATGTTGGCTAACAATATCGTATCAATTCTTACTGCAGTTTCTGCAGGTACGTCAATCATAGTAGTTCTATTTGTATCAGATAAACTACCCATAGCATTCTTAGGTGTGATTGTTGCTATATTCGCTAGATTCGGTGTTGCCATTTTTTATTCTCCTTCTATATTAATACCCGAAAACCATGGATAAGACAATACCTTTTCCATCAGTTGTTATTTTTTGTGTTGAGCTAGTACCATTAGCATTAGTTAATTTACCAACTCCTG